GGCAGTACCGCCTGATGCAACAGTAGTAAAAGGCAAACCACCTAGAAGAAGGTTATCAGTAGTTGCACTTAAACCACTACCATCTATTCTGCAACTAAACATTACTAATCTACCAACTTTTGTATAATTACCATTTTGAGATGAATAACTTCCCCCACTCACACCTTGAGTAAAGCTTGGGGCAAAAGTACCTTCTTCATAATCATCTAAAGTGTTAATTGCTGCGGTGTCAGATCCAAATTTGATGCCTGCTGCTCTAACAGTACCATCGTTAAATATTTCTAATGTATTTCCAGTTGTATTAAATCCTAGTCTAAGATTTGAGTTATTATGATCAGCAAAAATATGTCCTGTTGATGCTCCATTTTTTGATTCTAGTTTTATTGCAGCATGAGAAAAATTACTTGCATCATTTGTATTAAAAATTTGTAAGCCTGCGGGGTTTCCAGATGCAACACCATTTATTACATTAAAATCGCTGCCTGTAACAATCTTGCCAATTCCATTATGGTAGAGTTCAACTTGTCCATCATCTTTACATGAAATCATATTTTCAGTTCCATGCCGAATATCTAAATCGCAATTTGCAGAATTTATGACGTTTATATCTGTTCCAGAGGTGTCATGTTGAATTATTAAATCTTGACCTCCACCAAATTCTAATTTTGAATCGTCACCGAAGGAAAGTGTGTCTACTGATTTATCAAAAGTGATGTTTACATTCGCACCCGCAAAAGTTACATCTTCATTAAAAGTACTAGTACCACTAGCAGTCACACCGCCAGTAACGTTTATTCCTGAAGAACTAACATTGAGTCTTACAGAACCGCCTGTTGCAATATCAAAATTATTAGCAGCACTCGAAAAAATTCCTGTATCTAAATCATCTCTAAAAGCAAGACCCGGTGTACTTGCAGAGCCATCTTCAAGAGTTAACGTTCCGTCAAGCTGTAAAAGTTCTACCCAACCATCGTTTGCGCTGTTTCGTATCTTTAAAATTCCTGTTGTAGTATCAGCCCACCACATATAAGCATATTTTGTCGAAGGCTCCGAAGAACTTGAATTATTACTAACAATCGCAGCTAAAGCATTGTTTATATCAGCCCTGACATTAGCTCCTGTCGAGTTGTCTATAACATAATCATGCGTTGCCATTGTGACTCTATTTTTTCTTTAAGGTTATCATAATTTTAAGAACCACGCCCAAAACCTACAGCCGTATATCTAAAATTCCTATCAACATGACTTGAGCCGTTCTTAATATCTATTGAAAAACCTGTACCAGTGATATTTGACAACAAAAAAGTATCTCCCGCCTGTGCATTTTCTATTGAGATTCCTATTGATGGCAAAGCTGAACCCGCTGCAATACTTGTTCCGCTTACTCCCGTAAAAAACGAATTTTCAAAAGTTATCGCCTTTTGTGAAGTGCCTGAAGCAATAACAGCCGTGCGGTTTTCTGTTCTTCTTTCTAGCTCTGCGCTATATCCTAATTGGTCGATTTCGATTGATTGCGCGGGGTCATTTGATGTCATTTCGCATTTAAATCTGAAACCACGCCCGATAAATGTTCCATTCGCAAAAGTATTATAGGCGGTAAAATCTGCGCCAAAAGTGCAATTTCCGCTTGTATTTAGTGAAGTTGCAGATGTTAAGACAAAACTGTTTGCATCAGGAACAGATTGTATTTGATATTCGCCATCGACCCCTGTTCCACTTGTAAAATCAACAACAACTAAACTTCCCGCTGCATAACCATGAGAACTCTTTGTAATTGTTATTGTTGTGCCAGAACCACCCGAACCATCGTTAATTGTATAAGTTCCAGAAGTTGAAACATTAGGGTCACTGTCTGTCTGACTGACAAGTAATTTTGCGTTGACATCAAATGCTGTCGCGGAATCTACGTCCGTCCATGTATCAATATTTCCTGTTCTACTATCAAACAAATCATTTGGATAAAAACCTTGTGTCACGAAATGACGTTTTAGGATTAGAGGTTGTTTACTTCCTAAATCTAATTTGTTTGCAAATTCATAAGAACCAGAAGAAGCAACATCGCCAGAAAAATCAAAGTCTGAAAGTTGATCAACATCTGCAACAGTATCAAATAAAACTGTTGAGTCTAAAACAAGACCATTTACATCATCACTAAAAAAAGCATTTACTTTTGTGCCTGCAAAAGGCGGCGAATCTGTATCTTCTCTATCAGTAAAAACTATAAGTTTTGGCAACGGATCAGGCGTTGTGACAATTACAGATGTTTCACCTTCACTTAATCTCCCGCCATCGTCACGAAACTTAAGAATATATTCGCCAGTCAAGGCGGGAACAAGCGTTTCAGCAATACTTCCCGGTAAAGCGGGCAAAAGATCAACTGAATTTGTAAAGGTGCCGGAACCATCCGTCAGATTAGAATGTCTGACTATCACGTTTCCGCCGTGGGTCACGTCAATATCGGTTGCTTTGTCAAAACGTAGTCTTACAAACTGATCTGAAACAGGCTCAACAACCAAATTTGACACATCTTGTGGTCTTGCAGTTTTACCGACAGCATTAAATGTTAGATTATTTGAAGTCGCGGAAAGTTGCGCGTTTATGTTGTAACTGAAAACTTGAATTTCATAAGTTCCAAGCTGACTGTTAATAATCTCAAAATCAGGACTTGAAACTTTTGTTGAAACAAAATTTCCATTATTAAAACGATAATTTACTTGATATTCGACAACACCTGTTATTGGTTGCCAACTAATAATTATTTTTGATACGGCTTGATTATTTATCGGTACAATTTTTTCTACCGCTGAAAGGTTAGATGGCGGCGGTTTTAATTCATTAAGTATAGAAACATTTCTAACTGGTAAAGTCGCGCCATCCTCAATAAACGCATATTTTGTGTCTATGTAAGAAAGCGCTGTAATCGTATAATTAATTGAATCTGTTTCTTCAACAGTTATTACTCTAAATTTTTGCGATTCAACTGTAGAATTTTGAATTAAATATATTGTGTTTGCGTTTGGGGTTTGTGAAAATGCAGCGCTAACAGTTACAACGCCGTTTGTAATATCTGAAATATCTTTTGTTTCAACTGTGCCATCAGGCAAAATCAAAGATAATGTCGGGCTATTAGTAGTCGGCAAATCTGTATTTTCTGTGTCGTCAACTGTAACAACTGTCGTTGAAGTAACGCTTTTTAATCTTCCTGATCTTCTAACACCTGCTCGAACAGGGTCATTGATTTCAATAACAGCGCCCGGCCTAACCATCAAGCCGCCTTCCATTGATGTCGTAAACGTCACTAGCTCAGATTCATTTGCTTCCGAGAATGCAATTGCCTTTGCCAATCTTTGCGCTTGACCCCGCGATGTACACGCGAAACCTTTTACTTGCTTAACAACAGTTCCAATTTTTGCTGAAAGTGTAGTATTTTCAAAAACTTCATAATCTATATCTTGCGAATCCATATTGTAATAACTGACAGAAATTACAGAATGTCTTTGCTTCAAACTTGAACCAGAATAATTGAATCCATCGCTTGAAATATTGGCAAGTGAGAAAAGGAACGAGGAATCTTTGGGGGAATCTTGGGCTAATAATATAGAGCCGGTTGACCAGATCGGCATACAACGCATTACACCCGCAAGTTCATTTATCAAGTCAAATGCGGAACTTGAAGATTGTATATTTACATTGCAAGAAAATCTGGCTTCTTGTCCGCCAAAGCCATCATCAACAAGAGTATTTGCAAATTTCGATGCGGTTACGAAAGAAAATAAATCAAGGTTTGCATCTGCAATATGTGTTCCGAATCCGTACCTCTCAGTTGTCAAAAGGTCAAGCAAGATCATCGAAGGGCATGAACACCAAACCGCCGCACCCATAACACCATTAAATATATATCCGTCAGGATAAATAATACGACCAGTATTACTATCGACAGTAGGAGTACCAGAACTAGATGCGCCAGCGCCCGGAATCCTTACTTTAATACCACGAATACGGAATTTCCGGCGGGGGATGGAACTAAACTGTTGAGAATCAAGCCTAATCGCGTTGTATGCTGAGTTTGCATAAGTGCTTGCATCGTCAACAATTTCTGCAAAACTGGTAAATTGAAAAGAATCAATTAATGAAGAATCTGTTGAATCCGCTGTTACTCTTATAACTCTAATATCAACAGGAAAAGAACCTGTGATTTTTACTGAATAATCTTTTTGATATGCGTCAGCGGTTCGACCTGTGATTGTATCTTCTATTACATCTGTAAAACCTCCCGAATTGTATTGAACAGCAACTTTTAGTTGAACTGTTGAACCGAGAAGATCGCCTTCGTTTGTTGCTTTTTGTATTTGTGGAAACGATATTGAAACTTTTATCCGATCAACATTTGTATTTGTTATTTGTCTTGTTACTGGCGAAGCCGCTGTAACTGTAACGCCGACAGGTGTTATTGAAGAAGAACTTTCAATGCCATCAATTTTTGTCTGGTTTGCAGTTCCAAAACGTGGCGTAAAAGTAACATTTTGAAAATTAAAATCGACATCTTGTGGACTTGTAGAAGATGCTGTTGCTTTTAAAACAGGTGTATCGTTAAGAAAAACGTCTTTTAAATACGCATTTATATATGCCGTTGAAGTGCGATCTGTTATACCTTCTTTAGAAGCGGTTGCAGAACCTTCAATTTCTCCTTCTGATATAAGGTCAAGGAAAGTCGCAAATTGCTTACTGTGAAGCGTATCAGGGGTTCTTGTCGGTTGTCTTGGGGGCGGCGGCGAACCTCCACCACCTGAACCGCGAATAATTTTTCTTTTATCCGTCATGCCTGAACTTGCTCCGTGTCTATACCGCCAGAAATAACAACTGAACCTGTGAAAATTTCGCCGTAAACAATCGGGACAGGGGTTCCCGCGCGGCTTGTCTGTTGTGTTCCTGAAAAGCTAAACGACAAACGCGGGTCTTGTTCACTTGAAAATTCAGGCATTTTTGGCGTAGGAAACAGCATCCCACTTACGCCGCTGAGAACTAAACTTGCACCGATTAGACCGAGAGCCGCCGAACCATAAGCCCCCGCCGCATATAAACCTGTTGCACCTATCAATCCACCGCCACCCGCTATCC